GTACCACCTGATGATATAATCACAGAGGCATTTACTGATGCTGTGTGTTTGTTTACTAATCTAATTGAAATCAATGCGTCATCAGAGTTTGAAGTGACCAATGTTGTTGGCGATCCTGATGAGTTTGAAATCGAACTAGCGTATGATCTTTCAAAATCTTGAGCCATTGTTTTCTCCTTATAAAGCTATTGCCATCGCTACTGCGAAACCAGCACCAGCTTTGTTGTTAATTTGTGTTTGTATTGATGAGCTTACTCCATCGAGAAACCCATATTCTGTATCTGAAACATTTGAGTTAGCACCAATTTTAGTAGCACTAATTCTGTTTACATCTAGTGTTATATTACCAGCAGATGTAACTGGTGATCCTGATATAGAAAATTCTGAACCTGATTGGGTTATACCAATGCTTGTTACTGTTCCTGTGTTACTTGGAGTAACTTGTGTATAAGTTATGTTTGTTGTACCAAGTGAGCCATCGCTATCTGTAGTACAGAGGAATATCTTGTTGTCATTGGTAGATCCTTGGTTCACCACAACCATACCACCACTTAACTCAGCGATACTATCGTGTTCAGGATCTCTCGATGCTGCTCCACTTGATACTGCTAAGTATAAACCATTCTCTGTAGCAGTAGATTGATCTTTGACTAAGACTCTATCACCAGCAACAAGAGTAACACCATCTATGGTATCACCAGCTTCTAATCCATTTGTAAGATTAACATTTGCTGTAGTTGCTACCTCAGCAATAGTTCTTGTTCTAAGACCAGCAACAGCCTGATCGACATAGCTTTTATTAGCTGCATCTGAACTACTTGATGGATCTGATAATCCTGTGATTGATCCCCCACTTATAGAGACTGTACCTGAGTTCTGAACAGCCATACTACCAAGACCTAAGTTTGATCTTGCTGTAGCTGCTGTGCCTATATCTGATAAATTATTACTTGCTGTAAGTTTACCATCTAACTGAGTTTGAACATTTGATGACACAGTACCGATATGCTGAAACTCTGTATTTGTTACAGAACCATCAGCTATCTTGGTAGCATCTATGCCTGTACCTACTTGCGAATTAGATACTGTGCCTGATAATGCAGAGGTAGGAATGGCAGAAAATGTATTCGATGCACCACTCATAGTTTTGTTAGTTAAGGTCTCTGAGCCTGTCTTGGTAGCTACAGTAGAGTCAATGGCAAGGGTTACATTGTTTCCTGATGCAGTTGCATCTATTCCTGTACCACCTAAGAGACCTAATGTTTCGGATATAAAATCAATACTAATTGTAGAACTACCATCTGTTATATCTAGGTTTTGTGCTGTGACTTGTGAGTCCACATAAGCCTTAATAGATTGTTGGGTAGCTAGTTGTGTATCTGAGTTTGATGCTAGATTATCTTCATCTAAGATCGCTGATCCTGATACTGATGTGTTGATAACAGGACTTGTTAGAGTTTTATTTGTAAGAGACTCTGATCCAGCTAATGTAGCAAAGCTCCCATCTGATAACGCAGAGTTAAATTGAGCAGTAGTTCCTGATACTGTATTACTGCCTAATGCTATAGTTTTGTTTGATAGAGTAACTGTGCCTGAAGTAACAAATGCTTTTACGGATTGTTGAGAAGGAGGCAGTAAAGCACTGTCACTAGCCATGTTATCTTCATCGACAACAGGATTAGCTGGATTTGTAAATACTGAACCAACATAGACTGCAACTGTAGTATCACCTGAGTTTAGTGAGCCACTGTCGAAAGTAAAAGTTAAGGTTGTGTTTGGTGAAGAAAATGCACTTGTAGCAATCTTACCAAAGATAGTTCCTGTATTAGATCCAATAACTTTGACTCTACGACCTACATGGTGAGTAGAAGTTATGTTTGATGCTACTGTGACTGATGCTGCAGAGGCTCTTGTAAAGGTTGTTGTGCCATCACCATCACCTAATAAGAACCACTCTTTGTCGTTCCATACTGATCTTACATCTTTTAATTGTTCTCTAATGGCATTGTTTACATCAGAGGGTGACATACCCTCAGAGATATTAACTCCATTAATAGCTGTATTACTACTAGCTGTTGTGCTGTAATTTGATACTGTCATTTTTTACTCCTAATTTTTTTGAATACTCTGTTCAAAATTTTGGTAATCTCCTAAAGGAACTCCTGATAAATTTCTGTATATTTTTCTAATTGTGTTAATTGGAAAAGAATTACCTGATTCATTAATACGACCTATAGTTTCTTTAGAAGGAAAATAAGGTAAGTATTTACCAGATAAATACATACCAACATCATTTTTACTTATATTGTTTTCTAACAAAATTTTTGCTACCTCTGTTTTTCCTAATCCTAACTCAAACGCACTTTGAACCAAGTTGTTCATTTCTGTCCAATTTTGATATCTTGCCTTTTCTGCTGTAATATATGCGTTTATATATTCTTGTTCTGTAACTACATTTTGATTGTTTGCTATTTTACGAAATATCTTTTCGGCATTGTTTACATTTTGGTTATGTTCAGGAATCTTAAAATTAAATGCTTCTTTAATGTCAATTTCAGAAACTCTCAGACCTCCAAAGTTAGCTAATAATTCTATCTTTGGATCGTATTCTTTACCATAAGGTTCAACAATACCATTAAATGATTTGTATAATTTTTCTAGTTGGTCATAACCAGCAGGAACAAAAGCATCAAGTACATGAAGGAACATAGCATTAACTTGATCTGCAACTGGTAGTTCAGGATTATAAACTTGTCTGCCATTAGATTGTTTGTTTCTTGTTATGTCTAATATTTTAGATGTTAAAATGGATTCATCTAAAAAATATCTAGCAAATTCTTCTATACTTGCAATACTTGATTGAATAATTACTTCATCTAAAGTTTTATTATCTCTTTTACCATTATACCATTCATTTACTGCTGTTCTGATTGGTCTGTGTAAAATGTCATACGGAAATGTATAACTAGAATCAACATATTGTATATTTTCAGGATTATCATTTAAGACAGTAATATTAGAATCTTTACTCCATGAAGGAACAAATGCTTTAATTGCCTTTATTGTATCTTCTGTATAACCCCTAGCTGTGTTGTAGGTTTCGTTTGCAACTTTTAAACCAAAACCACCTATAACTATATTACCAGCAAATCTTTTTGCACCTCTTGTTTTAATAACACTGTTTGCTGTGCCTAATTCTTTTATTCCTTGTTTTACAGAAAAAACAGTATTTCTTAATATCTCTGCTGGAAAAGATACAAAGTTACCAATAGGCAATCTTCTTAAATATTTTATTGCTGGTGGAACTTTATCATAAGTAGGCATAGTATTGGTAGTAATTTCACTAGCTTGTTTTTTTAATTGTTTTAATTTAACAGGGTTAGCTACCATGTCAGGATAAGCTCTTTTAAGAGTTGCTAATTCTTTTTCATAAACAATAATCTTAAAAAGATCATCAACACCCATGTAAACATTTTGTAAAAAATCTAAGGGTTTTTTGGCATTTTTAAAAACTATATTGTTAGTTATCTTATCAACAAAACTAAACATTGAATTTGCCATTTCAACATCTTTAAAGACACCTTTAAGTTCGTTTATTTTAACACTTGTACGAACAACGCCTAAATCTAAATATTCTTGATATTTTAAATTTAATACCTCATCTGACATTTTTCCTATGTCATTAGCTACAGTTTTAAATGCTGACCAACCTGTTTTACTAAAAGGATTGACACCATTAAACATAGCCATCAAAATTCCACCCTGTAAATTTCTTAATTGTGTTACATGGTTTAGAACTGTTTTAGAATATTGACTGACACCTTTACCAAATAAAAATACTTTGTAAGGCAACAAAATATTACTAATAGAAGTTTCATCTATAGATTTTAAAACTTGAGCTATTTCAGGGCTTGTGTGATAACCTTTAAGTGGATTGTATTTATTACCAATAATCTCAGTAGCAAACCTACCTGTTGGTTTTTTATAAATATACTTATTAAAACCTGTTTGTTTTATTCTATTAAAGTATTTATCAGATTCTACCCATTTAGTTAAATCATCAATAGTATTGATTAAATTTTCTAAGGGGTTTTTTACTTCACCCAAAAGAGCTTTAATCTCAGGAGCTATGTCTTTTTTCTTTAAGAATAACGATTGTGATTGCTTGGGTAAAGATTCTACAGTGGAAGCGAAGTTTGTATTATCACCTTTATCTAATATTTTGTTAATAACACCATTAACTTCAGCATTAGTCAGTGAAGGATCTTGTTTTTGTATATATTCAAAAGCGTTTTGTCTAATTTGTTTGTTAGGGTTAAAACCACCTCTGTATAATTTATAGCTTTGTCTAACATAAGAACCAACATTGTTCTCAATAATTTTTTTTATTGATTTTCCTAAACTATTGCTTTGTACTAACTGACCACTTAAATTATCTATTAAAGACCTAGCTTTACCTACTAATGGTCTAAGTGATTCATCTAAAGTATTTATTGATTTGTTGCCTACTAAAACTTCTTGTATGTCATCAAATATTTTAGTTTTAAATTCTTTTTTATTTTTAAACTTTACATTAAACTTATTAGGATCAAACTTTTTAGCTATTTTATTAACTTGTCTCTCAATTTGTTTTGCAGTTGATACAGCTCTATGATTGTTGCCTCTAATTTTACCTTGATATAATTCATACAATTTTTGCATTTGAGGAGTTTTTTTTCCTCTTGTTCTAAAAGGTGCAAGTATAAATCTATCTACATTTCTAAGAATACTACTTTCACTAAACTGCAATAAGTTTTTAATATCATCAGGCTTACCAAGTTTTATATTGTTGTCTTTGAACCTTGACTTCATTACATTGTCATCAAAGTATTTAAAGTTTACTCTTTTATCGCTAAGAACCTTTTCAACATTCTTTTCTAATTTATTGATAATTGTATCTGCCTTAACAATACCTTCATCAAACTTTTTATTTAACTCTTTTTTTATTTTGTTTTTATTTGGACTGTTTTTAAAAGTAGTATCAACATATTGATCTATAGATTTTTTTCCTAATGTATCGTATTGTTTGACTTGATTTTTTGTATATCCCCACGATCTTGCACTAGCACCAGCAGTGGACATTTGTTGTGGTAATGTTGATTCAAACAATGCAATTAAATCTCTTTGCGTTCTAGCACCATCTGCTTTATCACCTGTAATATTTGTTACAGTATCACCTACAACACCAGCTCCACCATAAATCGCTGTCTGTATTGTTCGTAGTGTACCATCTAGTATGTCACTAGCTCCCATAACAACAGGACTACCAGCAATTTTTTTAAAAAAAGGATTTTCTATTTCTTCTACAGTTTGTTTATTAATACCTAATTCATCACTCCAAATGTAATCCATTGTTCTGCTTGTAAGTGACCAATCAGATTTTTTATCATCAAAAGGATTAAAGCTACCCTTATCATAATAACCATCTTCTATAGGCAGATTAGGTATATATTTTTTTTTATAATTTACATTGTCGTAACTATTATCACCTTGCATCGGCACTTCAGGAACAATCTCATTAGTTAATTGATCTACAGGTAAACCATAGTATGCAGAGGCATCTTCTATAGAATCAAAATCAGGTATTAACCTAACATCAAAACCACCACTTGATTCAAAATCAGGGTGTTGATTTATGTATTCAATATTAAGCTGTGAAGGTTGTTGATTAGTCTTGTTTTCAAATTGAGTATTTGTGCCAGTTTGATTTTTAAAATCATCAAAAGATATTGTTTCTTTCTTTTCCTGATTAAAACTATCTACATTATTTTGGGTTTTAAAACTTTCAAAAGACAAAACATTGTTACTACTTTGTTGCACATTTTTGTTTTTGCTAAATTCATCAAAACTTAATAACTGTGTCATTATTGAGGTAATACTGGTTTAGTGACTGGAATAAGGTTTGTTCCATCAAATAAAGCTAATTCTCCAGCGTTGTTATAATAATAAGTTCCTTTTTCTGCATCATCTACGCTATTTGGTAATGGTTTTGCACTACTTAAATTCCAAGCATAGTTTGCTTCTGCTGTTAAGTAGCCTAAATTATCAGGTCTAGCTGGGTTATTTTTAGCGTCTGCAATCCATTGTTTAACGAAATCCTCTTGTGATTCACCTTTGCTTGACTCTAAGAATAATATAGCTTTTGACTCATCTCCATCAAAAAGTTGTTTAGCTACATATTGATAATTTTGAATAGTTGCTGTTGTTCCATCTGTGCCTAAAATATCTGTTAAACCTTTGTCTAATTGATCCTGATCTATAATACCATTATTTTTATCTTGTACTAATTGACCGATTTCTGATTTAGCATCAGGGTTCTCTTTTTCCCAAGTAAACTTTTCTTTTTCAAAGTTGTACATATCTTTTTGAAGATCAAACTTATCTTCATCAAGATCGATTCTTTGTTGATCTATTTCAATATTGCTTTCTATCTGATCGCCTTGTTTTCCTTGTAATTCAATACTTGATTTTGTTCTATCTCCTTCAAGTTTTATTTGTTCATCAGTTTGATCTATTTGCCTATCTTTTTGATCTTGTCCTTTAAATAGGTTTTGAATATCTGCAAATGTAGAAATGGCATTTAATTCATTAGCATCTCTAACCATAGCACGATCTTGTGCGTTCTGCATGGCAACACCTAAAGACTGACCAAAACTTTGAGGCATAGTAGAGTAACCTGATTGTGCTAGTAATCCTGTAGCGATGTCTCGACCTTGAGGACTTCTAACATAATTTAATAATCCTGTTTGTTTTGGTTGGTTATATTTTTGAATAATAGGTTGTATTCTACTTTGTAATAAACCATCTATAATTTGATTTCTTACATTCATTAATCTATCCATTAAAAGAACCCTCCTAATAATCCACCACCGATTGCTCCAAAGAGAGGATTAGCAAACATAGAGCCTTGTGGCATCATTCCAGCTATGTCAGCTCCTGCCATCGCACCACCCAGTAATCCAGCACCTGTGTTTCTAAAGACAGGTTGTGTTGATACTGTTTGTGTTGGTACTGGTGAACCTAATGCACCTAAGAATTGATTTAATTTAAGAAATGGTTTTTGTTGTTCAAAGTCAAATCTTGCGATTGCATCTTGTAGTTTTGCTTGTTCTATACTTTCTCTATCTGCTCCCACCTGTGCTAATCTTGAAACATCATTGTAATCCATTTCACCTAGTTGTGGTGCTGTCATCATGGTTTGAGCTTGTAATGCTCTTTCACGATTAAACTGATCTCCATAAACTTGATTTGCTAATCTACCTAATGAATCAGATAACACTTCTTGATTGGCGGCTGATCCTAAACGACCAGCTCTACTAAACTGTGATTGTACTTTAGATGTTACATCGTCAGCCATCTGATTAAACAATGCTTGTGAATAGGGATTAGTAGTAGGAGATAGAAAGTCTCCAGCTAGTGTTTGTTGAGCAAGATTTTGTGATTGATTTAGTAACGGATTTCCAGCTACAGCTCTTGCAGATGCTAAATCTAATGCCGCTTGTGTTTCAGCGGCTGGAGCTACAAAGGTATTATTTGGAAAAAAGTTTGGTAAATCAGACTCAAATAAATCTTGGCTGTAATCAATCGCTTGTGTCAGATATGGTCTTATAAACTCTGATGGTTCAGCAGATGATGTTGTAGTTACATTTTGTGGTGATGATCCTTTTGACATTTTATATTTCCTTATTTAGTAAGTATGCTTTAACTCTAAATCCTTTCAATTTTCTCACCCAGCCTTTTCTTCCAGCTACTTCAAGGTGAGTACAATTTTGTTTTTTTGCAAATTTTTCTATTACTTCTTGTATTCTTTCTAACCAGTTATCTAGGTTGTTTCCTCCAGCCAAAAAGTATCGTAAGACTTTAGACTGAGGGTATTGTGCTACTTCAGTTACAACAGCACTTTCTACTTTGTTATTATTCCAACTAATAAATAGTTGCATACGATCATTAGCTAATCCGTACAGTATGTCCTTGATACTATAAGTTTCGTCTAATGCTTTTTCTAATAATGGAGCTACTTGACTCCATATAAATTCAACATCTTCACTAGGTACTCTAGTGACTACATTATCCAATGACACAGTATGATAAGTTTTGGTCTGCGTTTGTTGAACTTGCATGAGTTAATGTTGCACTTCCACTTGCTCTAGCAGAAACATGAAGTCCATTGAGAGCTGTGCTACCATTTGCAGTTGTTGGCATGAACAATATTATTGAGTTTCCACCTATTCTTGCATCGGTAAGAGTCGTTGTTGTTTGACTTGCTCTTAATGTTACTGTTCCTGTGCTGTTTAATTTACCATTAATTGTATTGTTTAATGATGTTGAAACTAGTCTTAAATGTTGTCCAGTGTCAGGTATTGACAATGGAACTGTAGGAAACTGATTATCTGCCACCTTCAGGTCTCGCTTCTATATCTACACCGCTAAGAGTATTAAAGTTACCTGTCACATTAACCCTGATGCGATGATACCTTGAGGTAGATCGTAAAGGACAAGTGCCAGTATCATTAGTATCAACAGCAGTGCCAGTTGTTGTGGTATCAAGTTGTGATTGCCTTGTTATTGGTGTTACTGTAACAGAGGTATTTGATGTGCCATCAACAATAGGTCTGCACTCGATAAGTGTTGATCTTTTGCCTTTTGCACCCTCAAACTCTGTCGTATCTACTGTAGCTGATAAACTGTTTGCAATAAATTTTCCAAACTTGTTTGCTGAGTTAAAACCAGCAAGACCAACAATACCTTCTTTGTAGAAGTATGAGTCTAGAGATTTAGGTAAGTTATCTAAGTCGCCTAACACATCAAGGCTTTCTAATGTAGTAAATGCCTCTTGTGATGCACTAGCAATAAACTCTAAGTCTTGTCCTGATCCTGTACTCCATTTATCAACTGCATAGTTGTATATCAGTAACTTGTTATTAGTTGTTCCTGTAGCTCCTGATCCTCGATAAGACCATACAACAATACTATTATTGGGATCGACAGCAGATGTAATACCATCTAGATTAGATGATAGATCATCAAAGAAGAAGTTATCTACTTTACCATTTCCAATCGGTGTCAGTTGTTGTCCACCAGTCAGTTTATAGAAACCATCTTGTGCTAAGAAAAAAATCATGTTTCCGTAAGAAGCCACAGACTTAGGTGCAAATGCTCCAATGTTATCTGCGATCTTGTCAAATTGAAATACTAATGGAACACCTACATAAGACATTCTGTAGATTGCCTTTTCCATAAAGATGACACCAGCAGACTCACCACCAACTATTGCTTGAACATTACCATGACTACCAACAATATCTTGAAAGCCTGATTGTGTTGCTTGGCTTGGAGTCCATGTAGAACTGTCATTGATACCTGACCATTTAACTCTTTGATTGTACTCTACACTTGACTCGTTGGTATAACCAACAACAACAAAGTCTCTTATAACAGCTATAAACTTAGCTTTTAATGCTATTAGATCACTGAAGGCACTATCTACACCTTCTTCAAACTTTTGTATGTTATCTGCAAAGTTAGTTGCGATGATGTTTGATCCAAACTGTGTAAATGCCCAAAAGTCTCTAGCGTTTTCTGTAGTAGAGTTGTTGTAACCACCAGCTTTACTTTTATCTTGAAAGACTAGCGAGGAGTCCATCTGATATAATTTAGTAGCATCACCAGCATAGTTAGTAGAACCACTGGCACTAAAACTTGTAAATAATCCTACTGCTGGATTACCTAATCCTGTTCCACTCAATGCCTGAAAACCAGCTAGGCTTTTGTAGCCTTTTGCAAGAGGTAAAACATTATCTACAACTAATGCACCTGAGTTTTCATAAGAAGGAAGATCGGCTTGTAAATCACCAAATTCAATCATTTTATGCTACCTGTGTTGTGGACATCTGTAGTGGTGATGTAGTTGTTGAACCCCTTGATGATGCTTCGTTAGCATTTTTTAGTGACTCTTTGTAAAGAGTACCCCATGTATTTATTCTTTCATCTTGCATAATAAATGGAGCTGACTCTGCTAATGCACCATATAAATAGAGTTCAGGATAATTTGTTAATATTGTGTTTGTAGTGTTTGTGTCAGAAAGAGTATCTAATTTTTTGTAAAAGTTTATTTGTAGTGTTGTTGCTGAATCAGGTGGTCTGCCTAAAAGAATATTTGTGCCAACTATAGTGAAGAATTGTGGCTTTCCTCTACTCTGACTATCGTTATATTTGTTATAAAAATCACTGTTATTTATAAATTTAAGTGTGCAATAGGGATCACTTTGATAGATTACTGTGGTTGCCTCTATATATCCTGTTGGTAAGGCATAGCTTTGTGTACCAGCAACAGTAGTAGTTGATGTGTCTGTGTTTACCATTTCTCTCACACGCAACTCTCTATTCAATCTTGCTTCTGTAAGAGTAATAAAATCACCAAGAAAAGCAGTCAAATCACTTCTATTAAGATAGTTAGCTATTGATGTTTTGAGATTTGTGTATGTATCTATTGCCATTATAAGTTACCTGTATAAATTCTAAAATGTCTATTATCTGAATCGTTCAACCATCTAAAAAATCTTGGCTTATCAAGGACTGTACCATTGTAATTCAGTATGCCTTGTTTTGCTAATTGGTGAACCACTATGTTTGGTAGTCTTGCAACTCGATAACCTTTTTCATTTTTTAATGCTTGAGACTTATAAGCACCTTCGTTTTGAGCTACTTTGTTTGCATCTAAGATTTCTTTAATAGTTTCTTGATCTTGATAGTTTTCAATATGAAATTTATTCTCAGCTTCATCTACAATTAAATTAGTTTTTACAGATGCTTGATCGTCAGGATCATTAAGCGAGAATTTTTTTGTCATTACTTTATAGCTTTTGCAATCATCATATCAACTGTGTCTTGTATTTCTAGACCTTGATTGCTTCTCATACTCAACATTGGATCATACTTTCTATCTCCACCTGAAGTTTGTTTGGATTGTCTTTTACCAAGTCCTCTTGAGATTGTTTGATCTTTTTTAATTGAGTTTGCCACTACTTTATAAAGTCTTGATGAATGTTTTTTATTTGCGAATACTGTCATTGTTTCCTCTCTAATTAAAAAGGGAGGGCATATAATCCCTCCCTGTCCTTTAGCTACAATTATGCAGTTAAGTTAAATATACCAAAGTTTGCGTTTGGTGCTTTTGCACATAAAGTGTACTCAGTTAAGAGTAGCTTCTTGTCTGCGTCACCAGTTTTTGCAAGATCAGTAGTTTGGAATGGTCTTAAAAAGTCCACACTCCACATATCCATTTGTAGGATATCTACTCTGTTTGCGTTTTGGTGTCTGTTAGGTACAAATGCAACTTCACCGAAGTCTGATACATAGATGTCAGTAGTACCAATAGATACTCTATCACTGGCATCTTTATATTTTGTTGCCACCCCTGCAAATGCAGATGCTGTTTGCTTATGTGATGGTGTCATCAATATAGTCTCAGGTTCTCCACCTAGTTCAAAGGCTTTTAAAAGACCAGCTTTTAGTAGTGCCTCTGTAAAAGTTCTGTTAGAACCACCAGCGATAGCTGTAGATCCATCACCTGCTGGACTTGCTGAAGGTGAACCACCTACAGAAAAGTTACCAGCGGCACTTGAAGTACCAGGTTTGTTACCACCATACCAAGTTCCTACAGATGCAAGTTCTCTAGCTGTTGAAGCATTACCAGCAACTTTTGCATTTTCAATTCCTACAAAAGCTCTTTCCATGTCTCGCTTGAGTTCTTTACCCATCTTTGCAAGTTGGTATGCCATTTGTGTAGACATTCCAGCGTTATCTACTGCATCGTCTGTACCTGAAATAGTTACTGACTTTGCTGAGATTTGTGTTCTGTTGTTAAGTCTGACAGTTGCAGTTCTTGCATCTCCGTCATAATCATCACCTTCGATCTGTGCGTTAGCCGCAGTATCAGCTAGTGAGTCTGTTTGCCATTCGTACAATGTACTTGAGGCTGTACCTTTTGCTGCATTACTCATAAAAGGAGTTTCTGATGGACTAATATTATAAATTACATCAGCTAAATCTTCTCTTATAGAGTTTGCACCATCATAGGTATCAAAAGTATTGGTTGGTTGTGCCATTACTTATTCCTTTCTATATGTTATTGAGAATACAACTCTTGTAAAACAGAAGCGGCATCATTAACCTTCCCTGAATTTCTTAGAGTTGCTTTTTTAGATTTAATACGCTTTGCAACTTCATTCTCATCTTGAACCTTTGGACTTGATGAACTTACGACCTTAGATACTTTTGTTACTTTTTTGTTTTTTAAATTAGCTTTTTTTAACTTATCGTAACGATAGGCATTAGCTAACATAATAACTGATCTATGATCCACTAACATATTGATTTCTTGATCGGTATAACCAATCTCTTTTGCATAGTTTATTAAGTTTTTAGTAAACTCTGCACCTTTCTCCTTGTCAGCGTAGATAGGTAGTTTTTCTGCAAGAAGTTGTTTTTGCTGTTCAAGATAAGCGTTATATTGTTTTGTTTGCTCCTCTTGTTTTTCAGCAAGTATTCTTTCTTGCTCTTGTCTAGATTTTTCTAGAAGTTCTCTCCTACGATCTTGTTCAGCTTTGACACGAACATACTCCGCTGGATTATCTTCATACAACTTATCTAAATCTACCTTTGATGGTTCACTTTGTTTTAATTGTTCGGATAATACTTGAATTTGCTTTTCGTATTGATCTCGTTTGATTTTAGCCTCCTCGTTTTGCCTAGTGTATTCATTTTTTAATTGTTCAACACTTTTTCTATCTTGCGATAGTCTTTCGGTTTTACGAGTATAATCGCTTTGTCGAGAATAACCTTTCATGAGTTCATCAAGGGTGACTTCTTGTTCTTGTCCATCGACAACAACTTTATAAAGTTCCTGATTACTAACAGATGGTTGTTCATCTTCAATTTGATCTATCAGTTCATCATCATTGAAAGCATCTTCGATATTCGTTTCCGAGTCGCTTACCTCTTTCTTTGATTCTTCACTTGCTGTTTCCTGAGTCTCTGAGGCGTTTACATTTAATAAGTTCTTCAGGGCTTCAGCCGCCTCTCCAGTATTAAGAGGCTTGGGCGTTGGTGCAACAGGCTCTGCTTGAGTCTCTGTTGCAGAGTCCATTACTGGTTGTTCTGCCATATTTTACTCCTATTATTTTTTGACGATCTTGCCTGTTTCCATAACAGATCGTATTTGCATCAAGACAACCTCTAACATTCTTCTCATGACAAAGATGTTTTCTCGTTGTTCTGAATCTTTTGGATCAGAGTTTAACCATTCAGTATTCAACTCTGCTCTAATCTTTTGTATTGCTTCTATAAATATTTCATCTTCAAGTATTCGTTTGGCTTGGTCACTTCTCTTTATTTCACTATCTGCCACGAGTAAATCCAGCCATACCAGTACCACCCACATTCATAGAAAATCCACTTGTTCCGTATGGTGAGTTTTGTTCATTTCTCTTAATATTCCGAGCTATTGATGCTTTGTAAGCATCGTCATTTCTAGTTCTATTACCTTGTGAATCTACTGAAGTTAATGGTGTTCTACCCAATAAACCACCTGACATATCTTGTGCTATTGGTGATCCTCCACTAGATATACCACTATAGTCGTTACTTATTGCTGCATCTACTGCTTGACCTACAGTTACTGGAGCTGATCCTCCCATACTTGGTGGAACAGTTTGTCTAGCACCACTTACTATATCATTCATAACATTACTGTAGTATTGTTGAGGATTGAAAACTTGGAAAGTTCCATTGTTTAACTGTTGTCCATATCCAGCGTCTATGTATGTTTGCATAGCTTCATTAAATCTATCTTCTCGTCTTTTGTCTCCACCAAAAAAAGAATCTAACAAACCTGCACCAGCACTTAATAGTGGCATAAAAGGTATGTTTGGTTTACCAACATTAGGATCAAATCTTAATAAGATATCACCACCACCTTTTGTATCTATAAGGTAATCATCTAAAGTATTAGAAGCACCAAAAATGGTACTATTATCCCTTTTCATTTGATCGAACATCATCTTATCACGATCTGGTTCGTCAGGTCTATCGCTTGATTCTTCTTCAATAGGCATACACCTTTTCATTACAGGATCGTATATAAAACCATCAGGGCAAGGATCAGTTGGTAATTTATCATCTTCTTCAGGTTTATCAGAAACAGGTGGTCTAAAAGGATCTACATCTACTCTATAGGGATTAGCTTGTGCCTGTGTTGAATATCCACCTGATAAAAAGTTGTTAATAATATCTTGTGCCGAAGAAGGCATATTAGGGGTTGCCATTATCTTTTAATTCCTTGCTGTAATATTTGTGTTGCTAGTTTTTCTTTTTGTGATTCTTTTGCATCATCTTCTTTGATAAGTTGTGATGCTAATTTTTGTTGATCGAGTTCAAGTTTTTGTGCTTTAAGTTGTAATTCTGCTTGATCTTTAGCTTGTTGTCTTTGTAAATCTGCTTGAGCTAATTGTATTGCTGGATCAGGTCTTTTTGGTTGTGGTCTTGGTGGATTAACTTGAGGATTATTAAAGAACTGACTTGCATCTTTGTAACCAGCATTTTCTAAATACTTCTCTAGGGTGTTATATATCTTTTGAGGATCGACAATACCCATACCACCAGCACCGATTAGTTTCTCTTGGACTGCAAGAACACGACCTAAGACTTCTAGTCGTTGATCTTGTGATCCTGTACCAAGTCCAACTTGTACTGTTGCGTTATACCTATCAACCCACTCTCTAGGATTCATTGGTACAAACTGATTTCTTAATCTAATAATTCTTTCTTGATCTTGATACTTACATACTAAAGTCAAGATACCTTGAAACATTCTTTTGATACCTTCACTAAAGTTTCTAGCGTAAAGTTCTATTCTTTGAGTAGAAGCGTTCATCATCACATTGGCACTGGTTGCTGTCGTGTGTGATTTATTAATCTGATCGGCATCTAATCCCATTTGAACTTTTGATACGCCTGATCTTGATTCTCTAATGTTATCTACTTTGTCTAACATGGCTAGACCTTGACTCATAAAGTTAGGAGAGGCGAGGGGAGTTACTGCATTTGGTGACTTTACTCGTACAATCCCCCCAGCTCTCGATGTAAGGAGGTCATCTATGTTTGCTTGTCCATCTACTACAACAGTTCTAGCATTGTTTTGTAGATAAGCGTTGTTTAAAGTTTGTCTTAATAGGGTTGTTTTGATCTCTTGAACATCACCTATCAAATCGTATATCGACAAACCATAAAATCTGTGAGGCATTGGTATCGCTGTTACCATCGCAAAAGGTATTTGCTCTATGGGTTCATTCTCTAAGATGTGATAAGCGTTTTGTCCTGTACCGCCAACCACTATGTGTCTTAGTTCTGCTATACCATCGTTATCGTAATCACACTTCATGTAACAATCAATGACTGCCACTCTTGTTAAAAGAGGATCTATGTTTTGATACTCTTGAGGCATATCTTGATCGTCATAAGATCGTCTTGTAACAGCCTCTGTGTTGTAAATTTCTTCATCAGCTACAGGTAAATCATTGACCATTTTCTTGTCAAAACCCATACTGATTAATTCAGACCTAGTTTTGAAAACTCTTTGTCCAATAAAGTTGCAATCTTCTAATGATGTAGCAGATTTGCTTACAAGCATACTTTCAGGTGCTACATTCTCTATACAAACACGCCCATATTCTTTGACTCGCTTGACAGTGACATTGTAAGTCTGTTCTGTGAAGTCTTGGGCGGCTATATCTAGTTCTTCAGTAGTATCTTCGACCTCGACAACCTCTACTTCGGTGTCTGCAAGGATTGCTTGGTACTCAGCAGTGGTTAAATTTTCATAAGATTCTTCTTTTTGCTCTTTATCTGTTTTCCAATAGTATTTGACAAAGCCATTTTTAGAAATAAGGGCATCTTTGAACATTGTATGCAAGATTTGATAGCCATTATTGTCTTTATTGAAGATATGATTGATATAATCTGATGATTGGTCTGCGTAAGCAACATCTTCAGGCATTTGAGGTTCAAATCTGACTATACTTTCGCCCTGTGTAAAGATTCTCATCATGCTAGGGAGTATACTTTCGACAACTTCGAGTACATCTTGTGATCGTACTTGTGATTGACCTTCTACTTCGTTGCCTAATGGCTCTCCTAAGTAAAACTTTAGGGCATTTTTCCTCTGCTCTGTGAGTTCACCACCATAAAATCCTAGAGAGTTTGTTATCTCTTGTGATATTAGTGATCTGAGTCTTTCTTTTGTTAATTTCATTATACAATTCCTAATTTCGGATATTTAATTTGTGTAGACCAGCTTTTAGTTTCTTGTAATCCAGTGCATAAATATCGAAATGCGTCTGCACTGTGCGATGTCCAATCGTGTTGTGGTCTATTTTTTGCTACACCCTTGTCATCAACAGCCCATTTATACTGTCTTAGGGCATCTAATCCTTCTTTTGTCTTTTCATAGTCAAACCAACATCGTGATAATGTCATTCTGACTGCGTTAATTCCATCTTCGACACTCATTTTGGGTACAATGCTTGTCGATAGACCTAAACTTTGTGCTATCTCTACTCTTGATTTACCAGTTCCGATCTCTCTCACACTCGCATCGTGTGGTAGGTAGTGCGTATCGTACACATATCCTCTGTTATCAAGAACTCCAGCGTAGTATTCTAGCGACTCACCACTATCTTCAAAGTAGTCAATAAGGTGAATTGCTGTTCCTTTTTGTTGAACAAACCATATTGCAGTTTTATCTGCCATTCCTAGATCCCAAAAGGTAGATACCTTAATCGTTGGATCGTAGGGTACAGATGTTACTCTATCATCATCATCTGCTTTATTCAGTCCTTGTGAGTAGATAGCTCCGATTGCAGAGCTTTCAAAACTACATTCGTATTCCGCCTCGTATATCTCAGGAGGCATTAATTTTTTTGCTTCTTCTAATTCTTCCTCTTTGACTACTTGTGTCTCTGATGCTTTAAATTTAGTAGCATACCAACTTTCATTGTGCATACCATGATTATACAGATCAAAGAAGGAGTTATGACCTTGAGGAGTACCAATCGCAATCATAAATCCTTCACGATCTGATAGTGCTGGTCGTATGACCTCTGTCCACATCTTAGGAGGCATTTGTGCTACCTCATCTAAGACTACTCCGTCTATATAGAGTCCTTTAAGGGTTTGTGGTCGTTCACAACCGAGTAATTGTATTCTGCCTCCATTGGGGAGTTCAGCTCTTAGTTCGGTCTCGTGATAATCCATATTAGGCAAAACAGAAGTGTAATACTTGAGATAATCCCAAGCTATTCTTTTCGCCATGCTGTATGTCGGTGCTATATAATAATACCGAGGTCTCGGTAATTCACATTGTAGGCACTTCTTAATCAGCTCATTTACAGTTAATACAGTCTTGCCAAATCTTCTATGACAGACCAAGACATTAAATCTTTTTAGATTGCTGTGAACTTGTTGTTGTAATTCTCTAGGCTTGTATGGGATCGTAATCGTGTTCATGAATCATCTTTTTGATTACCCTTTAAAAAATCGTTCATACGAGATACACTGCGATCAGAAACTAGGTTTTTTCCTGAGTTCTGAACCACAGGAGACCTATCTGGCATATCTCCTAACAAAACACTCATCACACTTATCTTAGGCTTTGTAGCCTTCTTATTTGCCTTTTTTTTCATATCAGTCCTTATTGTGCCTTTTTTAATTATGTTAATTTTTTTTTATAACAAATCTACTATTTAGTGAGCCTTTAGAGAGATGTGTTCTGAGTTGTAATGACTCCATATATATAGAAATATATGTGCATGGGGGTTTGTGCGTATTCTGTTCGTATAATTAATTAAATCTGTTCTGACTAGGTAGTTCTTATCTAATAAATACAACAATTATTACAATAGTGTTGGTTATATGTTTATTTATGTAGTTTTATAACTGTAATTATATTGCTTATGTATTCTTTTAAGGACTTTGTAGAATGTTTTGTAATAATATATATCCACAACAATAAACCTAAATACTAACCCACTAACAAAGATCAATATTAACTAACAATATCAATGTATTATTACATTAATAATATAATTACTTCTTATCTATCTATTTATTAGTCTATCTTACTAACTCCCTATATATCTATTAGTTCTTATTATAATTAATATATGTTTCATTAAAGTTAGTTGTTAATTCGTTTAATTTGGTTGTAATTCATTCGTGGTTTTTTTGGTTGTTTATCATTCCCCATTTTGTCAATCTTTCCATTATTTTCGTATTTTGTCATTAAATCTACTTGACATCATTTATAATATTTGATCTATTATAGATAATTAATAAAGCGAGGTATTAATTATGACTGTTAATTATATTAATCACGATCATGACGATAGAGCCAAAGCTCTACATTCTTTTTTAGTTAATGACGGATTTACTAAAGAAGAAATGAATCATATCAAATTTAAGATCAATGATGATGATACTTCTTACATTGACTTAGACGGAGAGAATGTCAATGAGTCTTATATGGTTCTTACTGACGAAGAAGCAGATGAGAAAGTCAAAGAGTATATTGAAGATTCTGCTTGGACTTTTAATCCTTCTTTCTTAGCTTGTCATTCAAAAGCTAGTATTGAAGTTTTTAAAATACTTTCTGAACAATGCGAGAGTTCAAACGAAGCGGTATTATCTTTAATAGATGACTTCGATCATTTTGTAGAAGATGCAATCCGATCTGACGGTAGAGGTCATTTTTTAAATAATTATGACGGTGTAGAGGAGGAGTATTCAAATTACTTTATTTACAGATGTTAAAACTTACTCAAAGACAATTAGAAGAAATAGTCAAGAACATTGATAAAGGTCTTACAGTTCAATTTACAGGATTAACACTTAAACAATATGAGAATTATTGTAATCAAATTAATTTGTATCTTGTAAAGATTGGAAGAACTCCAACACCTTTTTTTAATTAGGTATTTATTTAAGGGCTTTTAATAGCCCTTAGATCAATACACTGAGTATTGAAGAAAGCGAAAATAAATATGAGACAATATAAAATATATAATCAAGTTAATAGCCCAGATTATAAACAACCATATAGCAAATCATTTGGAGCTAATGGCTACACTGAAACAAAAGTATTTGTTGGCACAAGTTCAAGAAATTCTTTTGAGTTTTTAGATCATGGTACGCAATTAACCTATCAAGATGACGGCTTAATGCGTTTTGATTTTATGATTGACGGCAATATAGTTAAAACTGCTTTGTATAATCCTAAAACAAAAGAGATTAATTATTCAGTAAGTGAGTCTATATAATGTGGCTTCATGGCTTGGACGGAGCTGACATTATCTTATTGATAGTGTTCTTTTATGTATCTTACAAACTTTATAAGAGAGCTAAAAAAGAGAGTGAGGATAAATAATGGCTAGTCATACACCTATAAATCATTTTAGCCTTGAACCATGGCACAATGAATTAATATCAAAGTGTCATCATTGGGTTGAAAAATTAAAATATTCACCAAAAAGCCATAATACAGTTATGGTTTTAAATAAATCTATAAAATTATTACCGATAGATTACGGGGATAAGCCCGAAGTCCAAAAGATATTTTCTTATAGGTCTAATATTAATAAAAAATTAGCCAAAGATGAATTTTTAAGAGTTAAAGATTGTGGTATTGAAATTCATGTTTTGGATAATAACACCATAGATAATATTTATATTGTTGCCTAGAAATCGAGGATAAAAGACAATGATTAAAACAGAAAAAAAAGAGTTTATCAGTAATGATAAATATCGTTTCAGTAATGGTAAGACCTCATACTACTATGAAAGAGAGAGGTCTATGCGATTAAAGGAACGCAAACGAGTCAATAAGATTTTATCTTATGACTATTTTAGTAATAATAAAGAGGTAAATAATTATGAAACCAATATTTAGTTATGATGATTTAGAAATTACAAAAGTTGAATGTATTAAAACTAAATGGGATAATAAGAAAGAAAAATCAATTAGGTTAAAAAAACCTCATATAAAAAAAGGTGAAACTATTAAATGTAATGTTTACGATTTAGTAGAATTGATAGAAATTCTTAGATATCATTCAGATCAACACTGTGGAGTTTATGGTGATGATAACTATTTAGAAGTTAAATTTAAACTTACTACAGAATATTAAATATATAGTTAAAAGCTCTTTATAGGGCTTTTAAGTATGTATTTAGCATACTAGAAAGAGAATAAATCATGAAACAAGATCAGATTTACACCTCTAATAACTATCACGAATTTATATTCGTTGAAGGAAATAGAGAAATTAAATCTTCCAAAGTAAGTAAAATGATTGATAGTATAAAAACATTTGGATTGGTAAATCCTATTGTGGTCGATCAATATAAACAAATTATTGACGGACAAAATAGGTTTGAATGTTGTAAAACTTTAAACATTCCTATTCGATATTCTGTCTTTCATGTAGAAAAAAGCAAACTAATTGACTTAATAAGAGATATCAATTCAGTTCAAAATAATTGGAACAATATTGATATTGCGGGTGCTTTTGTCATACATAGTAAAAATCGAGAACATTATAAGAAATATTTAGAATTAGTTTCTTTAGGCGTATCTCATTCTACTGTTGTTGAAGCCTGTTCTTATTTATCTTTAGGTGAAGATAAAATTAGAAGTAGCTATTTTGACTTTAGGAATGGAAACTTAGAAATTCCAAATCCTGTTTTTGAAAAAGTTAAAGGTCAAATATTAATGTTAAAAGAATCTAAAATAGAGCCTAAAATATGGAATAGAATTTATTTTATTCGTGCTTTACTAAAATTAAGAAAGCAAGATAATTTTGACATTTATACCTTTTTAGAAAACTTTACTAAATTTCCTCATCAATGGAAAAACGCATATACAGTTGAAGAAAATCTAAAAAGTATCTTATCTGTTCATAATTATAAAAACAGACAAAAAGCTAAATATTACTTCGAGTAAATTATAATATTTTTAGGCAATCCGATATTCTTGGGTTGCCTTAATGTATTGTAAACAATGATCCGTAGTGTTCTTGATCTATTTCTCTATAAGATTTTGAGTCGCTTTTATAGTTCTCAACAAACTTTAAACATTCGTCTTTATCATCAAAGCCCTGAAATACGACTATTACATTGTTGTTATTATCTTGGTCGTTATGAATGAATAAACTACATCTTATGTCTTTGTCTAGTAGTTCATCATTAGATGATTTTTTAGATTTTTTATTAGATTTTTTCATCATGTTTACCATAAATTAAAAAGAAAAATATAAACAAACAAGAATTATTTTGATGTTTATTTGAGATTTAGTGAAAATTCACCACTTTATAAAATGACTAACATTTACGATCCAATAATGAAATAGAACAGTGATAGAACAAATTAGTGATATAAGATGCCCTCAGAAAGCGAGTTGCATGACTGCAAAGAAATGAGGGCTAACCTATTTTAAAGAAATCTCTTAAACAATCAAGGCTTTCCTTTAAATTTTCCATACCCTTGCGTCTGCCTACTGGTTGGTCGTTTACTATAAGATTGAATGTTAATGATCTTAAATTATATGGGATTGATAGAAATGCTTTATTGAACTGGTCGTGAGCATCAAAGCCATTTATGTTCATAATCTCTAAGGAATTACCCATTGGAATACCCTCTAATCTATCCCAATTGAAAGTCGTGCTTCTTTGTAAACCAGAATAAACTGCAAGAGCTTCAAGTTTTTCACCTGCAACAAAACGCATAGCATTTATTCTAGTATCTTGTGGACATAAGAGGTTGCGAAAATAGTAATTTTGTAAATTTGAATTTATTTCACAATAAATATGCTTTAATCCTTGACGCATTTTACGCATATCTGGAAGTCTATATAGTTGTCCGTCAATAGTTAATATCGGCTGCCCACCTCTATCCATTTCCTCTAATTGGATAGGTTCAGATTTCTTTTTTTTCTGTTTCTTTTTCTTTTTTGCCATTCAAATCTTTTTGACTAATCATATTACCTTGCTTGTCATAACACCAATCCATCACACCAAAACTTTCTTTAGTGGTAAAATATAATAGGTTATCTTTTTCTTCTAAAAAGTTAGCAGTAATATTGTGAGTCTTTTTAAAGTTATCAATGCTGAAAATGTCCTCGTCATTAAAGCGTTCTTGATTTAACCAAGTAGCAAAGTGAGGAACATAAATATTATCACTTGTTTCTTTGCAAAGGTTGTTAAATTTATTAACAATTAAATCACTATCAATAGTATCTTTAATTTTAAACCACTTATCAAAAGCTAGTTTTTTTGATCCTCTTTTTACTTTTAGCTTAGACCATATATTATTATTAAAATATTTATCTGTATCTGTATCTTTATCTAAGGAGACATCAATTTGATCTGACAAAACGCTATCAAATTTTTCTTTAGACTTTTTTCTAGCAAGACTTCTCTTATTAGACAGTTCAATACCCTTTACAAATTCAATTTGTTGCCTTTTATTAAAGTAGCGATCATTCTCAATATAAAACTTTTTTTCTAAAACATATATGAGATCAGCCCTGTTTTGCTCCATTTCTTCCAAATCAAATGTCATTTGAAATATTAGTTTGCAAAGTTCATTAATATCACAAGGTAAACCTTTGCCATTCATTGTGTGGCTAAAAAATAAAAGGTCTGTGTAAATACCTCTCTGTGCCATTGTTAATGATCTAGTAGAAGCTATGTAATCATTTGGAAAGAAATACATAGCAGGTAGTTTATCAATCATGCTTTATTACCCTCACTGAATTTTTCATAGCAGGAGTAAAATCTACAAAACCATTTTCTTTAAGTCTATACAAATATTTATGAATAGAGTTAGTTGTCTTTACGCCTATATGTTTTGCCATATCTCTATAACTTGGACTACGCATATTTTTTAATTGGAACTTCATTATATAATCTATGATCTTCCTTTCTTGTTCTGTCGGCAAATAATCTGTTGAAATATTTAACCTGTTGCAAGTTGGGCATTTGTTTTGGTTTTGCTCCGTATTCAATTAGTGCTGACTCCCAAATAATGTTTTCCATATTCCAAAATTCAATATGATTCTCTTTACAAATTTTAATGTATTGCTTGTAAGTATCATATACACAAAGTAAAAATCTTATTTCCCTGTATCTTTCTATGTCTCTTTCAAATAACAATTCTTTGTAAAAAGCCACATTTCTATCTTTACCTAATTATTCCTCATTTTGCAAATTAATATATCATTTGACTAAACTTTCAATATATGGCACATGACTTACATGAATGAAAATTTGCGTAAATATGCACAATTAAAGGGATTAACTAAAGGAACTGGATTAGCTTTATCAAAATTAACAGGAATAGATAAATCCACTGTTAGTTTACATTTAACTGGTCACAGAAAAATGAGCATTGAACACGCAAAAAAATATGGTGAAAGTCTAGATGTTCCGTACATAAAATTATTAGATGACAATATTATTAAATATCCTGTTGTTGGATATGTTGAATTAGATGGATCTGTAAGAATGAGAAGGGAAAATGAAATAGATATTTGTATAGCTGATAATGATATTGCAAGTTCAAATTGTTATGCACTTTTTCAACAACAACAAGAAGTAGTATTTTTTTATAACCCTAAAAACTCTTGTAAAAATACAAACATTATTAATAGTTATTGTTATATAAAATCAAAAAAACAAAATTTATTAGGTTCTATTGTTAAAGAAACAAAAAAATCTGCTGAAGTATATAATGTTCATACAACCAAAACCTCTAGAATTTCTTATGATGTTTGTTATCCTATCGTTAGTATATATTATTTAAAACACTCAAATTTACACAAAATACAAGGCGAATATTAAATTTCCTCAAACTGCAAATTTTTCTTGCTTTTTGTAAAATTATCAATTATTTTCTGCTTATGGCAGATTATAAATATTCTCATTTAGGAAAATCTAAATTGTCTCCGCAAGACTGCGATATTTCAAAGTTATCTAAAAGAGAAGCAAAAGTCCAATTAGATTGCAAAAAACGAATAAGTAATTTCTCATTGTCCAAATTAGGTAAAAAACTGATTTGGTTGCACATCAAAAATACTTCTGCAACATAGTCTGCCATGTTGAAAGGAAGCGAGATGAAAAAAAATCCAAAAGAAAAAATAGATATTCAAAGATTTATAAAGGTTGTGCAACGCTTTGATAAAGCATCACAAAAATTACAACAAAGATTAAAAGATGCCAACAGGAACATACAAGCTAGATAGTGGTCAGTTAGTAGTCGGCACGACTACTGTCATTGGTGCATTTAAAAACTCTAGTGCATTAATACATTGGGCATGGAACTTAGGTAAAGAAGGAAAAGACTATCGTCAAGAAAGAGACAAAGCTGGTGAGCAAGGCACAAATGTTCATGATCTTGCTGAGAAACATATTCTAGGATTAGATTATGAAATACCTGATGATAAGAAAGTTCAAAAGGCTTTTAATAAATTTACAGAATGGTGGGATAAACAAAGTTATGAAATTGTTTGGACAGAAAAACAAATGGTCAGTGAGTCTTATGAATATGGAGGTTGTCCTGATCTGTTAGTAAAAGATAAAGAGGGTAATCATATTCTGATAGACTTTAAAACAGGTAAAAGAATTTACACCGATACGATCATACAACTAGGAGCTTACAGTTGGTTGATACATGAAAATGAAAATATCCAAATTGAAAAAGGAATTATTGTAAGACTACCAAAAAATAATAGTAAAATTGAATTGAAAGAATTTACAAGGGATCAACTAGCACTTGGTTGGGATCAATTCAAATTATTTAGGGAGGCATACGACAATAATGCAATCATTGAAAAATGTTTTAGAAAGGACAGTTAAAATGACAACAATGAAAGAGGCACTAGAATTTGTGAACAGAGATGAATGTAATGACTTTGAAAAAAGTTTTTACGATAAAGGTATTAATGGGGGGTATACACCATCAGAAAAACAAATGGCAGTAATTGCAAAAATGCCAAAGAAATATCCTGTAGATGATGAACCACGAAGAAATGATCCATTTGAAGGTCAAAAGACACAACCAAAAAATGATTTTAATTATGGTGCGAACATACAAACAAGTGAGATAGAGAAAAACTTACAGTTGATTGATCGTGCATTTGATTTGATGGAAGAATATCCGAATCTTAAAGAACTAGATCAAGAAAACAAAAGAGCCATAGCGATTAGTTGTGCTATCAATCAGTCAAGAGCTGATTACTTTAATGGCAAAAAATGAGTCTAGCATTTAAATCATGGGTTCTGGATGAACAAGAAAGAGAGGAGATGTTAGAATTGCGAGAACATACAAAGAATTTATTTAAAGGTAGGGGTTGGAAAATACCTGAAGATGCAATTTGTGTAAACTGTAATGGCTTTGCCCAAGATTCTCATCATTATCGTAATAGAGCCATGGGATCTAGTAAATACCTTGACTATTATGAAAACATCATACCCCTCTGTCGATTATGCCATGACTGTGCAGAGGTTGATAAAAAAGTAAACCATGAGTTTTACATAAAAAATCTTAAAGAAATCGTAAGAATAGAGGAGCAGAAATACGCAAATGGCGATCATTCCCAATAATCTTGTAGATCAGTTAGAGGAAAAGGTTGGCGATGCCTTAATAGAATTAGAAAGTGTTGAGGAAGTAGTACAGGCTAAAGTCAATAAGGAAATGTTGAAAGAATGGAAGGCAAAAAAACTTGCAGAGCTTCAACTGAAAGAGGAACAAAATGGTGTTGCACAGTCTAGTAAGCAAGACCGAAATGCAAGAGCTAGTGATGAATGGGATAAGTATCTGAAGAAATTAGAGTCTAAGATGAAAGCAGATACTATCAATCTTATTAAAAGAGAAAATGCTCAGATAGTCATATCAGCTTGGCAAACTTCAACTAAAGAGAAAGGAATAAAAGTATGAACACTGTAGAGATAAGAGAGCCTATGTGGAAGAACGGAGGAAGTGTAGGTATAGCAGAAAGAAAAATTGGGAAGGAAGGAACAATAGTAAAGATTGTTCACAAAAACAAACAAGGTGAATTGACTTATCCAAACACCTATAAAGTTTCAAGAGAAAAGGCTTTTAGTTGTGAGGTAATGTATGTGGGAAAAAATAAAACACCTTTAAGAATTATACCAATCAGAGATATGGAAGTTCAATGACAGACAAAATATATACATACAAAGATATAGCAAAAATTTTTGATTGCCATGAAAGGACTATACAAAATCATATAAAAGAGATAAGAATGAAAGATCCTAAAAATCCTATTATAAATAATTTCATGGGCAACAAATGGTATTGCTTTGAAACTGATTTAAAGGAGGTATTAGGACTATGCTCAAAATTGAAAAGCGAAAAGACGGAAGATCACCCTACTATTACATAAAAGGCACACTGCGTTTTGGCAGAGAGTCAGTAGTAATAAATGCAGAAAGCACTGGGTGTGTTAAGTTAAAAGATGCACAAAGAGTTCTTACAAAAAGAATATCTGATCTTACTTCATCATTAGAAAATTTAGAATTTAAAACATTTGGTTATGCTACAGAGCAGATACTAAATGATCCTATTAATATGCCTAGTGTTGATAGACAAAAACATTTTGAAAAAAATGCAA